CCTCCGTTCCTTTAGTAGAAGGGCAAGCAGAATATAACACAACAAACGATAGCACTAATTTTCCAGGGAATGTAAATGAAATACTAGAAGCATATGTTAGAAATAATTCAACTACAACGGCTCCAGTCGATACACCTATTACAAAAATAGACAGGTCCGCATATGCATCAATTGCAAATAAATTATCTAAAGGCACCCCTAGTCAATATTATGTAGATAGAACTACATCTCCTAGTATCTTTCTATATCAAACACCAAGCAGTAGTTTCTCAGGGTCAAGTTTTTTATTAAAGTTTTATTATTTAAAAAGAATTGAAGATGCAGGAGCTTACACTAATCAAACGGATGTAGTGTATCGTTTTATTCCTTGTATGTGTGCAGGGCTAGCTTATTATTTAAGTTTAAAAATAGCTCCTGATAGAGCACAAAATTTAAAATTATTATATGAAGATGAGTTAAATAGAGCTCTTACAGAAGATAGTTCTTCTACTAGCACTTATCTAACACCGAAGGTATACTATCCAGGATCATGACAAACTTTGCACGAGGTAAACACGCTAAAGCGATATCAGATAGAAGTGGCATGGAATTTCCTTATAACGAAATGGTCACTGAGTGGAATGGTTCTCGAGTTCATGTCTCTGAGTTTGAGCCTAAACAACCACAACTGGAATTACAAGTTCATGGAGCAGACCCTGAAGCTTTAAAAGATATTAGAGCAGATAGAGAAGAGCCAGGTGTTGCTACTTTACTAAATATAAATCCTTTTAAAACAGGTAGTGCGAGTTCTTCAACTATAACTGTGACAGAGGTTAATCACGGAAGATCAACTAGTGACACCGTTCGTTTTAGAAACGCAACTACTTTTGATGGTATATTAGCAAGTAATATTAACAAAGCTGCAGGTTACACAATAACAAAAGTTGATAATGATAGTTACACTTTTAGTGTTGATACAAATACAGCAACAACAGGAAGTATTAAAGGAGGGGGCGACAATGCATCTGCAGGGCCCGCAACAATCTCACCATGACAATGACTCTTAGTGAATTAAAAACAAATATTAGAAACTACAGTGAAGTAGATAGTGGTGTTTTAACCGATGCCGTTTTAAACGTATTAATTAAAAACGTAGAAAATAGAATATTTAGATCTGTAGATTCTGACGATACAAAATTTTATGCTACATCAGATTTAACCATCGGTAATAGATTTGTTACCGTTCCATCTGATACTAGAATTATTAGATATGTTCAGTTAACAGATCCTACAACTTCTGATCAATTTTTCTTAGAGCAAGTCGATACTTCTTTTCTAGCAGAATATTTTCCAGACCCTGATAATTCTAGTGATTATGCAAAACCTAGATATTATGCCAATTGGGATTCTGATAACTGGGTAGTGGCCCCAACACCTAATGCGGCCTATGTTGTAACCCTGGCTTACATAAAACAACCAGATACAATAACTACTTCTGACTCCACTAGCACTTACATATCTAATAATTTTCAAGATTTATTGATTTATGGCTGTATGGTGGAAACTCTAAAATACTTGAAAGGGCCAGATAATATGGTACAAATGTACGAGGCATCTTATCAAGAAGCTCTTCAAACGTTTGCGACTGAACAACAAGGTCGAAGACGCAGAGACGAATACACAAGTGGTGCAATTCGTCTAGATTTACAATCACCACAACCGAAAATGAAATAAAAGGAGACGATAAATGGCTAATATAATACCAGATGCATTCAAATCAGAACTCTTATCTGGCACACACAATTTTGCTAATGGCGGCAATACTTTTAAAATAGCTTTATTTACAGACATCTCTGGATATTCCACATCAAGCACTGCGTACTCTACCACCAATGAAGTTTCTTCTTCTGGTACAAGTTACACCGCTGGTGGAAATGCCTTAGATAGTCAAGCTGTTTCAGTTGCAAGTAACACAGCTCTTGTTGATTTTGCAGACGAAGTTTTTTCATCTGTTACTTTATCAGCAGTTGGTGCGGTTATTTATAATGATACAAACAGTGATAAGCTTGTTGTTGTGCTAGACTTTGGAGGAACTAAAACTGCTACTAACGGAGACTTTACTATTCAGTTCCCTGCAGCAGGTGCTTCAACAGCTATAATAAGAATCGCATAATAAACCATGGCTTTAGTTTTAAATGACAGAGTTAAAGAGACAACTACCACTACCGGTACAGGTACGATTAATTTAGGCGGAGCTCAAACTAATTTTGAAACTTTTGTAGCAGGAATAGGAGACGGCAACACTACTTATTATGCTATTGTTCACAGAAGTTCAGCAGAGTTTGAAATTGGTTTAGGCACTCTAACAGACGCATCACCAGATACTTTAGCTAGAACAACAATTATATCTAGTTCTAATAGTGATAGTGCTGTTAATTTTTCTGCGGGAACAAAAGATGTATTTTGTACAATGCCTGCTAGTAAAGCAGTGCACGAAGATGGCAGCTCTGACGTAACTTTACCTAATGATTTAATTTTAGGGTCAGACTCAGCTATTCTAAAATTTGGTGCAGACTCTGATATTAATATCACACACGTTGCCGATACAGGATTAACTACAAATGGAGACTTTACAGTTGGAGATGATCTTACAGTTTCTGGTGGTGTAATTGATTTAAAAACTAACAGCGGTTCAAGAGCTCAATTAAAACTTTATTGTGAGTCAGGCAATGCTCACGCACAAAAATTACAAGCACAACCTCACTCCGCAAGTGCTACAAACACATTAACACTTCCAGATGGTAGTGATCAAGAATTAGTAGGAACAACTGCTAGTCAAACTTTAACCAACAAAACTATGACAGCACCTGTTTTATCAGGTTCTGCTTCTGCGGCAGGTTCTATATTATTTAAAGAAGATACAGATAATGGAACAAATGCAGTAACTTTGATTGGTCCTGCATCTACAGCAGATGTTACTGTCACATTACCAGCAGCTGCAGATACATTAGTAGGTAAAGCAACAACAGATACTTTAACAAACAAATCAATAGATTCAGATAACAACACAATTACAAACATTGTAAACGCAGACATCAAATCAAGTGCTGCGATTGCAGATTCAAAATTAGCTACAATATCCACAGCAGGTAAAGTAGCATTAACAGCATTAGAGATTGATGGTGGCTCCGACATTGGAGCAGATTTAACAACATCTGATTTAATAATAGTGGATGATGGTGCCGGTGGTACAAATAAAAAGGCAGCATTATCTAGAGTAGTAACATTAATGTCAGCACAAGGATTTTCTCAAGAAGACCCCACTGCATTGGCAATAGCATTAGGATAGGAGGATAAATGGCAAATACATTTAAATTAGTCACAAAGGCAAACGTAACTAGTGCTGATGTTATCTACACTGTAGCAAGTGGTGCAACAACTGTGGTTCTTGGCGTAATGGTGGGTAATACAACAACCACTCAAGTTACTGGTACTATCAGTGTGGCTTCTAGTACAGGTAGCAGATCAGGAGCTAATAATGAAAACAACCAAACAGTTGAATTAGTAACTAATGCACCGATACCAGTTGG